GAGCGGTAGTTGGTATAGGGTTTTCGTTAAAAGAACCCGGAATTACAGTTAAGTAATTATTACCTTGAGAGTCAAAAGTAAGTAACGTATTACTTACAATTAGTCCTCTAACTTCTGCGGTACCTGTAGGCCACTCTGTCTCACTTGGGTAAGATCTGAACTTAGTAGAGTATACAAACTGAATACCCGGGACAGAATACCCTTTAGTTTCTAGAAAAACTTTAGTATTTTGAGCCGTAGCAAACTTATCAATTCCTATTTTTACTTTGTGCAGCGGATCGGAAGCTATTTCCGAATCGCTATTTGTAAATGTTATGGCTATATTGTCAAGACCATTAACGAACACTAATTTAGTGCCGTTAGATCTTATTTCGTATTTAATATTGTCTCCTTGTAAAGCGTTCTCCAAAAAAACTATAGATATACCTTGATTTGCCATTATATGCCCATTGCTCCCCCTAAGCGTTTATTTCCATCCAAAGTATTATTAAGAACTCCTATCAGAGAAGATCCCGAAATCTCAAAAACAACAGTTCCGCCTGCGAACGAAGAACTGCCACCGGAAGTACCTGAAGAAGCCGGAGAACTATAAGAAGCACCGGAAGAATAAGAACTTCCAGAACCACCCGACACGCTTGCGCTTCCTCCTGCTGAACCACCTAAATTTTTAACACTACCTTTTACTGCTCCACCTAATGCAACCAAAGCAGCTCCAGCGGCAATAGCAACGTAAGGATTAAGTGTTTTTAAAGAGGTTTGTATCGCAAGTATACCAAGACCAGTAGTAATACACATTTTTCCTAATTCTGACAATACACCCCCTAATGTTGAAAGCAAAGATTTTCCGACAGCTGTAATTACATTGCCTCCTGTTGCAAATGCAGTTCCAATTGCGTCAGATAATTCAGATAATGTTTCAACAATACCATTTTGAATTATAGAATTCATGTCGGTATTGAATTTATCAAGAGCCTTATTAGCTTCTGTAGTTCCTTCGCTAATTGCCTGAACAACACCAGTCATACTAACACTTATTTCACCAGGTAATCCTTTTAATTTTTCACCAAATTTACCTACTTTACCGTTAAAAGTCTCAATAGTATTTAAGTCTTTTAATCCTGCTGGAGTTAAAAAATTATCAATACCCGAAACTTGTGGCGTTTCGTATGTTTTTTTAGCAGCTTTTTCTTTAGTGAAATCAAGTTTTATTTGCGCAGCAGTTTGTCGTTCAAGGCTATTCGTTAGCTTATCTTGGTCTTGCATGTTTTTTCGCAACTCCCCGCCCAATCCTTGTAATGTTTGAGAATATTTATAAGCAGCTAATGCAGTTTTTTCGGCTTTACTTAACCCGTTTGCTCTTCCTGCTGTTAATTCAGCTTCAAGATCTATTTCACCTCTTAATTGTTTGTTTAATATTACAGCTGCATCAAAAGCTTCTTTTTTAGTAAGCCTGTATTGTTTGAATTGTGCTGCTATTGAATTATTTATGCTACTTTGTATTCTCTCTTCTTCCTCAGCAAGTTTTACTATTCTATCTGTTAATCCTGCAGCTTTCGCTTTCGCAATTAATGCTGCGGTAACATCGCGAACTGTTTTTGCTACGTTTCCGTTTAATATTTCTTCTTTCGTAAGATTTCCAAAATAAGCCGGATATTCATCTTGCAACTTTTTAACAGCAATTAACCTATCTGACATTGATAAGTTAATGTTTTTAGCAGCAGCAACATAAGCACCTACACTTGAAATTTGAGCCTGAGCATTTTTAGCTGCTTCGACATTCAAATCTTGCATGTCTTTTCTAACCTGATCGAAAGTGCCTGACATTTTGTTAAAAACATCACTTACAGTTATGCCTTTTTGAGACATATATGTTAACCCAGAAGTCACTAAAGATATAGCTAATAAAATACCCCCTGCGCCCATAATTGAAGAAGCTACAGCTTTTAAAGCACCACCCGCAGACCCTGTTTCTTTGACTAAATAACCAAATGATTCTGCTGTTGCCGTAATATTGTTACCTATACCCATTATTCCAAATGGTGCATCCTGAGCAATTCTACCAAATTGCGTCAAAGCATTTGATCCATTCGCAACTTTTGGAGCAAGATCTTTTTGGAATGAATTCCCAGTATCTCTTAATGTAGTTTTTAATTCAGCAAGAGATCTTTTAGCGTCTTTTATCTGAGCTGTTATTTCTTTAGTGTCTAAACCCGCTTTTATCTGAATAGCTTTCTCATTGGCTAGTTCCTGTATATCGCGCTCTACCTCTTTTATTTTATTTTTAAAATCTTTTAAATCTGCTCCGATCTGTACTTCTAATCCTGCCATTTAATTGCTATTTACTTGTTTAACATAATCAGCCATTTCATCCATAAATCTTTGTTTTACTTCATCTGAAATAATGCTATTTTTTTTATCTGAGTTTAAAGACATGAACTGATTTATTGATTTAGGCAATCTTTTTGAGTCATAATGAGAGCCTATTAAAGAATACCACGCTAAGATACGAACTTTTTCCCATTCTCGATCTTGCATTCTTGACCAAGCAAATAGGCGAAGCTGAAATTCTGCAAATGACATGTCATAAACACGTTTCAATGTAGAAATTCCAAGTTCGCCTATAGCAAATGAAATAACGTCTTTATGCCAATCTATTTTATGGCTTTTGTCACTTTTTTTTTATCTTCTGAAGCAGGAACGTCTTTATGTAAAGATTCTAAAAAAGCCTTTAAAAAGCTTTGAACAGTTTCCCCTAAAACCCCGCCATTATCATCTATAAAAGTGTCAATATCATACATGTCAAAATCAGGCGATTCTCGCTTTCTTTTTACAGCATATAAGCGTGAATAGTACATTAAATAACGGTAAACAGAAACATCTCCTGTTTCTATTTTTTCGCCAATTTGAACTAAATCCCACCCCATATTTTCAATCATTTCCGTTAAGAAACCAATACCGAAATGAAACTCTTTGTCGACTAATATGATTTTATTTGGAGCCATAAATTAAATACTTGGTGCTAATGGATCAGTAGTTGTAATTGCGCCTGAACCGTCAATTGTTAATGAGAATGTAGCGAACTCGTCTCCAGTTGGAGCTTCTAACCCTAAAGAAGTAATAATACCCGTTCCGTAGTATGTTAGATTAGAGCTTCCTGAATCCATTTTCCAAGTAACTGTTTCTTTTGCTTGCTGAATACCTAAAAGATAATCGTGAGATGCTTTAGTGTCATCACCACCTACACTTGTCGTATCAATTGCAATTGCATCAGCTGTAAGAGTATATGAAAATACCCCTGCTTGTTTTTCAATTACTCCAGGAGCACATTTTGTTTGTGATTCAATAATCCCTAATTCAGTATCTAGTGAATTACTCGTAAGACAAGCTACGGGACGATACAGAGCGCCGTCGTGAACGTACAAAATAAGCCCTTCGCCTTTTATTTTATCATTTGCCATTATATTATTATTTTAAGATTAAATTAAGCCTTAAGAAAGAACGATAAATATCACCTGTATCAGTAACTGTTTCAAGTGATGTTTCGTATGTAATATTTTGCGTAACGTTTGTAAAACCTTGAATAGTTAATTTAGGATTTAAAACATCCATAACCGCCTGTTCAATATCATTTAATAACAGCCTACTTCCTGTATTCCCCGCACTTGAATAGCGTGTGTAAATTTCAATTAACAAAGAACATTCCCACTCATACTCACATTTGGTATTTTTCAATACGTCTTTATCCTGAGCGGTCATTAAAATGTATTCAGTTAATTTTGCATTACCCGTTAGCCTACTATCAAATGTCTTAATAGTTTTTCCAGAAACCACAATATTATTTGTAGCATCGAAAACCGCTTTACGGATATATTTGTCTGGATTTACATTTACCATGTCGTAAAAGTACAAAATTATTTTATATCTTAATTAAAAAGATTATATTTGTATTGTCGAATGCAAGCGATATAACAATTTAATAAATTCTCCCTTTTGAGTGCCTTGCATCACTTTTTAGGGAGTTTTTGTATTTATGGAGATTTGGAAAGAAATTAAAGGCTATGAGGGTTCTTATGAAATAAGCAGTTTAGGAAGAATAAAAAGCTTAAGCAGAGTGATATTAAATAGAGGCAAATATCCTTCTGTTACTAAAGAAATTATTTTAAATCAAGGTAAGGATAGCGAAGGCTATCTTTTAGTTTCTCTATATTTAAATGGACTAAAAAAATCTAAAAAAGTTCATCAATTGATGGCTATAGCTTTTTTAAATCACGTTCCGAACGGACATTCTTTAGTCGTTAATCATAAAGACTTTAATAGGCTTAACAACAATAAAGATAATTTAGAAATAGTTACTACCCGAGTAAATAGCAATAAAAAACATTTAAAATCTAGTAGTAAATACACGGGTGTTAATTGGCACAAAAGAGATGAAAAATGGACTTCTTGTATAAGAATCAACGGAAAACTAAAACATTTAGGATATTTCTTAGATGAATACGAAGCGTATTTAGCTTATGAATTGGCTTTAAGTAAAATATAGTTATATTTTTTTATTTGTGCTTTTCAATAACTTGCCTAGATTTTTAAGCAAATCTTTCTCGCCTCCTTTATACGCAGGGTACAAATAAGGTTGTGGAGATATTCCTGCTCCTAATATTTTAGCAAAAATAATAAATGCGAATTTTTCGTCTATACCTTTGCTTCTGCACCACACTTTTATAGATTCTAAGCCTTGTTTATATGTCCCTTGTTTATTTCCTTTAAAAGTTTTAGCCATATCAGCGAATTCTGCGGGTACTACAACCTTAGTACCTGTACCGAATTCTAAATACGCCCCGTAAACTTCATTTACAGTAACTTTCCAAACTAAATCTTTTACTTTTGAATGAGATATAGACTGTGCTAATTTTCCAAAGTTTTTAGGAGCCAGTTTTTTAGCGTCACCCTCTACTTGTATTGCAATAGCTTCAATCTCTAAGTTTATTT